CTCTTTCGGGATGACCGCACCACACAGGCAGACGGCAGAACCATCGGCGGCAAACTTTACCCCGTAGGCGGTCTTGCCCTCGGGTTTCAGCTCATCGCTGGCGCACTGCTCCCAGGCGGCTTTGTTCAGGGCGTAGTCCAGCTGTTCAGCTGTTACCGGGCTCCACCAGCCCAGGCGCTCCCGGGCGAAGGTGTCGGGGTCCATCTGTTCCACCTCGCCCTCAATGGTGGTCAGCTGGATGCGCCGCCCCAGTGCCGGGTTAGTCGCCGTCCAGCGGCGCTTGTCGTGTACGTCCCCAATTTCGGGTACAGAAAACTCAAACCAGGCGGTCTTGCGGCTCTCGCCTTCCAGTGCCTTGCTGCGGATGCCCCGGAACACCGTACCCATGGCGGTCTCATCGGGCGGGGTGCCCAGGTACAGCGTCTGCGGGTTCAGGCTGGCCGAGATGGCCGGCAGAAAGGATGCCTGTTGGTTCGCGTCCAGTTCCTGGGCCTCGTCAAAGATCAGCAGGTCACCATGCTGGCCGCGGCCGCCGTTACGGGTGCGGGCCAGAAACTTGATGCGCGCGCCGGACTTCAGGATGATCTGCTCGCGCCCGATGGCCGTCTTGATCTCGGCCACATAGCGCCGCAGCTTGGCTCCCTCGAAAAAGTCCCGCATTTCCTCAAAAGTCTCGGTGGCGGTTTTCTGCAGATGGGCGGTGTAGATGACCTGCTCGTTGTACATCAGCATCCCGGCCTCGCTCCGGGCCTGGATCAGCAGACTTTTGCCGTTCTGGCGCGGTACGCTGCCGCCTGCCGTGGGTGCGGCCCACTTGCCCGCCGGGGTAAACCCCATCCAGTCGTCCAGTACGTCACCCTGCCAGGGGTCCAGCACAGTGCCGCCTACCCGCACCAGCTTGGCAGCGTCCAGCCCGTCCGACCGCTGGTACTCAGGCGCGATCCTTTCGGACGGCTCCTGGCTTCCCATCAGCGGCGCGCTCGCCAAGGATGTCGCTGACTTCGTCGCCATGGTTATTTGCTCCCTCTATTTCTTCAATTTCCCGGATGGTCTCCCGGTACTGTTTGGCCAGCGGCGGCAGCACTTTGGGGTCGTTGCAACTGTCGATACTGCCTGCCAGCACTTTTGCGAGTTCCTTCAGCTGCAAAAGTCGGTCGTTCCTGGCCGTCGCACTCTTCATCTTCATTCAAAAACTCACTGTGTGTAAATCGGCGCTGGACAGGGCGAGGTCGCCACCGCGGGGGCCGGGGAACCCTCCCCCACTACCAGTTTCCATCGCTGATTTTGGGCGCTTTTGTGATTTTTTGCCCAGAATCTGCCCCGAAAACGCCAGTTTTGTTGCCTTTTTGCGCGTTGCAAAAGTAATGTGCAGGCTGCAAGTTGCCCCAATCCTCGGCCGCAGCGCGGGGCGAAGCATACCCGAACTGCCGCCACTTCGACACAGGTTTGATCTCATCAATGACAAAGGACAGCGGATGCGCGGCATCGGAAGGCTCCTCGTAATGGATCGGCCCCAGCCTGCCGTGGCAGATGCCGCACTCTCCGCCCATGGCCCGCAGCCTGGCGCGGTACTTGCGGCGTAGGGCCCCGTTGGCATATCGGGGATTGCCGGTCGGTCGTTTCTCCATAGGCACCCCCCGGTAGTTATTTTCAAGAGCCACCCCGCCAGCACACAGACAGAAGAGAGAAAGAAAAAGGATGTGTGAGCTTCTCCGGGCTGGCGGGGCAGATGGCACAGGCGGAAGGACTTGCACCTTCATCTCGCGGTTTTGGAGACCGCTGCTTTACATTAAGCTACGCCTACAAAAAAGCGCCGGTCTTTCCCGGCTGTCAGCTGTGATAAAGAATAGGAGGATTCGCTATGGACGCAATCGCCACCGGGGGCTGCCCAAACCCCGGCAACACAAAAGCCGCAAGGCGGTTTCCCGTTCCTTACGGCTTTTGATGATACTATTATAGTGTAGGAAAATAGTGAATTACAATGAACAATTACGACTTTTCTATAGATGGTTGCTTGAATGCATCAATAATATTAATTGTCGGTAAAACCAACGGTGGAATGTTGGCGACCATGCAAAGCGAGGACACCGTGCTGCGCACATAAGGAAACAGGATGGCAGTTGCGTTGTCAACAGGTAGACAATCGCCGTTGGTAGAGAAATGGCCCTTTATTGCCAAATCGGCAAAAAAACCATTTTCGTCTTCCTCCGTTCCAATTGTGAGATAGATCGTTACATTGTAGTGGGCATCTTGACTTTCATCTGTCTTGGGAAGGGATTCTATAGTACGGTTCATTTTAATGTCCATCTGTACTTTTTCGCCACCGAAAGAATCTCCAAGTTTAAAACTGATTTGGGGAACCGAATAACCATAGAACTGCAAAACAAGGCTATTTATGTTCGGCATGGTGTACCTCCAAATGTAAGACTAGGCTGAGAAAAAATATTAGAGAAGAAGTTGTGAGGCATGGGATAATAGCTTTCTGTGCAAGCCTGTAACGAAACAGCTTTATATCCCAGGGCACTTTCGATTGCTTCGTTTTCTTTTGGGTCGAGCTTGGACTTATTCAATTGCCACAATTTGATAAAGTTCTCTCGATTCTTCATCAGAACAATCAGGTTATTAGGCGCTGCATCTTGAAGAGCGCCACCCTCATAACGCGCAATCGTTTTGTCACCAAAACCAAGGATTTTCGAAAAAGCAACCTGTGTTGCACCGTATTTCTTTCGTATTTTTTTGATTTCATCAGGAGATAGAAGTTTTTCCTCCTGGCGGTAGGTCGTGTAAGCAGACTGCAAATTACTCTCTGTGATGTCATCATTTTCCATGTATTCTCCGCAACAAGGACATTTTGCCTTGAGCGCAGTAATTACAACCTTTTTCCCTTTAATTATGTATTCTTCGTTTTCGTAAATAGGGTTCAATTCATGTTCTTTCAAACAGTTTAAACAAATCCATTTTGCCATAAGCTCAGCCTCCTTTTTTGTGGTAGTAGTGTACCACATGGGTTTTGAGAAAGCTGTAATTATTGTGCGTTATCTTCATGAAAACTGAGAACAACGAGTCTTTTGCCGTTACAACTGACGATTTCTAATTTGATGTATATCATCAGCCAGTCTACTTTTTTCTTAAATACCCAGATACTTTCGTCTGCATAGTTGGGACGATTGTCAGGCACAGGGCCATAACAATAATCGTCGTACGTTAGTGTAGAAATTTCTTCATAAACATCACTAAGAGTTAAACCCAAGCCTGACAGGGTCTCTCGGTTTTTGGTTTTATTGGAGTGAAAAGTACATCGCTTTTCTGCTATTGCTTCGCGGACTTCGGACAGATAAGCGTCCACATCGCTTTGTCCTACTTTAGGATTGATAGGAACCACCTTCTTTTGGAAAAGTATCATATGGTACCTTTATAATATTCCACTAGGTGACTTTTGTCAAGTGGATTATTCACAAATATGTACTTTTTGCACACAAGCCTTATGTAGCTTTATACAATAGCGAACACTTATATTTAGACTTTCGGCAATTTTTTCGTAAGTTTGCCCCAACAGATACCGCCTGCGCAGGATCTCGTGGTCCCGCGCATCGGCAACCTGGTCAAGGACGGCCACCACCTCGCGCCGGGTCGCCCCGCAGAGGTTGATCTGCGCCTGCAGTTCCTGCTGGGCAGCCACGATGCTTTCCACCGCACGGGGCAGCGCCTGGCCGTCCCCTCCTCCGCCCGGCATGCCTGTCAGGGCGGCTGTGGTTTTGCAGGCCCGGGCGCGCTGGGCTTCTAGCTCCTGCCGCAGTTCCTCCTCCAGCCGCAGCGCATCACGGTAGCGCCGCAGCCAGCGGACTTTTTCTTCATAGGACATGATGAAGATTATCCTCCTGTAAAGTAGAAAGAATACGAACGGCTTCTTTTATTGCATTACACCCTTCCGTATCCCACTGAATATTTGGTATAATAGATAATAACTCGTTGCATAATTCATTGTACATAAATTACTCCTTGGATGGTGTTTAAAATGATTGCAGCCCGCAAAGAAGCGGATATTAAATATCAAGCTTTTTTAGACAATGATAAGGTAGATGTGAACTTTGCAAAACTTGAATATGTTTATAAAAGCTATATTAGCCTTTTGGACAGAATTGAGTCTATTTCCAAGTTAATGGGCGAACGGCAGTTCTTAACAGAGTTGCATTTTATAGGACCGATTTTCCCATTAAATGCGCATGAAAAATATCATGAAATTAGCGATAGAATCCAAAAGGAGGTTTCTGACTTTTTCAAAGATTCGAAAATATTCTTGAACGATTTCACGAGATTTTACTTGAGCGAAATAGGGAAAGATGATAAACGTGGCATTACGCCCAAAAGCTTTGGAAGCTGCCTTAACTCGGTATTGAAAAATTTTGAAACCTTACCAGGGCATAGTTCTTTTGTATACAGATCATTTATCCGATACGGAAGACAAATTGACGCAACCATTTGCCATTACCGAGACAAGTTTATAGAACACAGCGATTCGTTGTCTGCGCCAATGTTAAATACTGGCCCTTATTCATTAAAACTTATGCACATGGAGAGTAATTCATTTGGAAGACCTCGGTCAAGTAGGGAGCAGCTAAAGGCTGATAAATTGTTTCTGACATCGCATGATATGTTCATAATGAACACAAAACACGGCACACATTGTTTTGTTCATACATTTCCGTATTATACAAATGGGGAAACCATTCTGTCAGGTGCTCAAATTGGCGAAATGTATGATGGCACACAGTTACACTTCAAAAAATATGGAGCTCATGCGCACTACTTTCCCCCATTGAATGAGGATGGCGAAAACGAATTTTCGCTGCCAATACATATTCAACAAATAGGTGAATCGCCAGACCTGTTATATTCTATCGATTTAATTACACGATTTACCTTTACGGCATTTGACACACTTATGGCATATAAAGAAGGCCAGTAATTATGGCTCTCATCCCTGATATACAGGCCGGTATCGTCCCTCCAGATAATCCATGATAACAGCAGCCGCAGCTTCCCAGCCTTTGCAGACTTCGACCGCATAACCAGCTTTGCGCAGGGCGGCGATCCATGTCTTTTGTGCCGGGGATACGGTGCCTCCGTGCTGGCGTTTCAACTCAATATACAGGCCATTATAGGGTGCGATCATGTCGGAGGGGCCTGTTAGCCAATGCCCGCTGCGCTTAACTGGCAGAAAGATGTCTGGCACTCCGGCTTTTACGCCCATGGTGCGGAACCTGGCAGCTTCAGATTTGCTGCGCTTGCCGCCGTTGGGGATGTGGTACATCAGGGCAAGTTCTGGATACTTGCTGCTTTGCAGTGCAGCCCAGCGAAACAGGCAGATCTGCTCAGTATCCTCGGTAGGACAAAGTTCCCGGGCGGTAGTGCTCATATGTCCTCCCCTTCCAGTAGTGCCCGCAGGTGGGGTGTACTCAACACCGCCAGAGGCTGTTTTTGGGTAACAGTGGGAAGCTGTGCAGCCTTTATAACACGCCCCACCTGTTCTTGCAGCATCTGGCTCTGCCGCAGGTAGGCGGTCGCGGTTTGCTCCACGGTAGGGGCATCCTCGGGCGTTTCTACAATATCCAATTCTTCTTGCAAGGCCTGTTGGGCACAGTGCTGCAGGCGTGAAAATGCCCAATCGGCACCGTCAAGCTCCCAATCTGAGAACTGACGGTAGTTTTCCAGCGTGGCGGTATGCAGACGTACAAGCCGCTGTGCCCCAAAGTGCAGTGCTCGGTGGATGGCCAGGGCGAAAATCAGCCAGGTAAGAGTGGCGGCCTGATCCCCGGCGATGCGCAGCTCCTGCTCACGGCGACTTTTGGGTGCCCGCCGTAACGGTACGCGAAAAGTTAGGGCACCATCCGGCAAATCAAGTCTGTCCAGTTTGCTGCGCAGTCAGGCGATGACTTCCTCCCGCGATTGCCGGGCCAGCCTCTTTGCGGCGGCTTCCTGGATAACCAGCGCCTTGGCGGCTACGTCATCCTGCCGTTTTTTTCCGATGCCCTCGGTCTGGTGCAGCGCAATAACCAAGCACCACGATACGATTTGAGAGACCGCCTCCCGTGTGCGGTCTTTTTCTTGTAAAAGGTCACGCATGGGCGGCCTCCTCCCCTTCTTCCATCAGGTCAAACAACGTGGGGGCGCTCTGCTCCGCATCGGCGGTTTCACAGTAACCTACGCCATCGCGGAAATAATCTGGGCTCAGCTCCACGCCTTTCCCCTTTCGGCCCATCTTTACAGCCAGATACGGTACTGTGAACAGGCCGGCAAAAGGGTCAGCTACCAGATCGCCCGGATTAGAATAGCGGTTGATGAGCCGCTCCACAATATCCAGCTGCAGCGGGCAGACGTGCATCTGCTGGCGGCGTCGGCTCTGGCTGGTGTTGAGTGTGCGCATGCGGTTTATGTCGTCCCATACGGTCATGTCCCAGCTGCCGGGTGCTACCACCATAAAGGTGGACGGCAGGCGCCCGTCTTTGTCGAGTTCCTCGGCCAGTTTTACATGCTCGTTGTAGTCGTAAACGGTGCCTCGGCTATACTTGCGGTAAACGCTTTGCAGCTTGCTTACCGGGATGCGTTCCAAATCTTCCCGCCCGAAAGGCCGGTCGCCGCTTGAACGCCAGAAAGCATGGGCATCAATCTGCCATTGTGCGCGGGTGTAGTTGGCCTTGTCTTTGCTTACCCGCACATCGGCATAGCCTTTGCTGTGGTCGGTGGGCAGTTTGCGGAACAGCAGGATGTATTCCGGGCAGCCTACGCCCATTTTGGTGCCGTCCTTACATTGCTCGGTCCAGCCCAGGCGGTAGGTCTGGTTATTTTCCCGCACCACATCGGTAACAACGGTAATCATGCCAAAGTAGGCAAAGCCGTGGCGGATGAAGTGCGAGATGCAATCCGCGTGGAACGGCTCAATCGTCGGCATCCCCATGCCGGTGACGTTGCCAAACTGCACACGGTCTTTTACATGGATGGCCGCCACGCGGCCCGGCTTCAAGGTGCGCAGCAGTTCCGGGGTCAGGTAGTCCATCTGCTTGAAAAACTCTGCATCGTCCGGGTTATGGCCAAAATCGTTATAGCTGGGGCTGTATTCGTAGTGATTGCCAAAAGGGATGCTGGTCACATACAGGTCAATACTGTCCGCGGGCCAGCTGCGCACCTCCTCAACGCAATCGTTGTTGATGGCGGTATAGTTTTTGCCGGTGACTTCCACACGCTCACATCCAATCGTTCGTTTCAGGGCTTCAAGGGCAAGGCTGCCCAGCCCGTAGGTTTTGATGATCTCCTCCATCTGGGCACTCAATTCATCGTACTGCCGCCATTTGCGCTGCAAGGTCAGCAACACTTCACTTTCGGTATCCATGTACAGGATGTCGATGATGACCGGGCTTTGCTGCAAAAAGCGGTAGATGCGGTGCACGGCCTGGATAAAATCGTTGAACTCGTAGTCTATGCCCATAAAGATGGCTCTGTGGCAGTACCGCTGGAAGTTGCAGCCCGACCCAGACAGGCTTTTTTTGGTGCCGAACAGCCGGGTGCGCCCCTGCGCAAAGTCCATGACGCGCTGCTCGCGGGTCTCGAGGTCCATGCAGCCGTAGATGTCCACCATCTCCGGCAGGGCCCGCTTCAGGGCGCGACGTTCTTCTTCAAGGTCGTGCCAGATCACAAAATGGTCAGTAGGGGCAGCAGCTACGATGCGGGCAGTTTCAGCAGCACGGATCTCGATGCTGTCGCGCTTTTCCCGCGCGGCATCGGTCAGTCCCATGGCGGCATCATGGCCCAGTTTAAGTTGGCCGTCCGGCTCAAAATCGGCCGGGCGTTCAGCGCTGGTCAACTTGTGGTAGCGAATATCCATAGGCGGCAGGCTGTAGCCCTCATCCGAAAAGCCAAGGTCGGATGGCTTTTGCAGAAACAGCCCCCAACTAGCACACCAGATCCAGAACTCCCGCTCCCTGCCTGGGTACAGGGTCAGGTTGTTGGCCTTGGTCGAATCGCGCTTGAAAAACCGCGTCAACGCCTGCCCGGTGTCCATCACTTCCAAAAATCCAGCATAGTGGATCAGTTCTTTGTAGCGGTTGGGGCTGGGTGTGGCGGTGTTGGTCAGCTTATACCGTACACCCTTGAACTTTTGCATAAATTCTTGATAGGTCTTGCTGCCAAAGCTGCGCAGCGTGGCCGCTTCGTCCAGGCTTACGGCCGTAAAGTAATGCGGGTCAATATCCCCATCCCGGACGCGCTCATAGTTGGTCAGGATGATGGGCGCCTGGCAGGCTTTCACCTCGGCCATGGTGCGGCAGTAAGGCGGTTCGTCCAGCCCCAGCAGATGTACAGCGTCCGCACGAAACTCTGGCATGACGTTCAGCGGCATCACGATCAGCGTCTGACCGCCGATGTGCTTTTGCAGGATGCGGCACCATTCCAGCTGCATGACGGTCTTGCCCAGGCCGAACCGGGCAAAAAGGCCGCGCCGTCCACCGCGCAGCGCCCACAGGACGCAAACACGCTGGTGGTCTTTCAGGGCTGGGCTGATTTCGGCAGGATCAACCTCAATACCGCTTTGCGGGGCAATATCGATCTTGTTTTCCAGAAATTCCCGGTAAGTCATACATCGCCCACCTGCTTTCTGGATTGAGTAGCGTTTTTCATAGCGAATCTCCATTTATGTCGTTTTATCTCAATTTTTTGATGTCGGAATCGGGCAAGCTCTCAACTTGCATCTGGCGGTAAAGGGGCGTGTCGAGCCCTAACTCCTCATGGCAGGTGATGGCAAGGAGCTTGTCCAGCTGCGTTACCTGGGCGGGCATGCACTCTTTTGCAGCTGCGCATATTTCGGCGATACTGGGCGGAAACTTCATCGTTTGGGCCAGCTTTACAACACCGCGGGCACAGGCTGCATAGGGGATGTCAGCCAGCGCCACCGCCCATGCCTGGGTCATAGCTTCCGGGTCATTGCCACGGAACAACGTGGGCCAGTAGTTCAGGGCACCGTTCAAAAACCGGGCAGTTTCCTCGTAGGTCATGGGGTACCTCCTGCAATGCGGCGCAATACTGCGCGGGTCTCATCCAGGCTGCTGCGCTGTGCGGTGGCACTATCCCGCTGCTTGCCCTCCCATGTACGCACCGCGGCTTTCCAATCCTTCATGCTGTTTTTGCCCACCTTCCAGCCGTTGGCAGTGTAGTAGTCAATAAACCGCTGGGGGTCTACGGCGTTCTGGCGCTCACGGCAATAGGCGGTCACCTCTGCCAGTGTGGGTGGGGTAAATCGTTTC